AAATATGAAGGCGTTGATATGACTAAACCATCATCAGAAGCGAAACGGAGAGGAAGAAAAAAGGATATAATATTTTAATATATTTATATTCTGAATTTTTAAATTTTAATATATTTTTTTGTTATTATAATATAATATAATAATAACAAATGGAAAATGATTTTTGTTTTAGTTTTGAATGCGGAAAAAGATTAGCAATAATAAAATCAAAAGGGAGCAACAACGGAAAAATAATTCATTTATATGATAAGAAAAAAAAATGTTGTAATCTTTGCGAGGGAAAATGTAAAGGTAAAAAAAAATGTTGTGAAAATTGTTGTATGTCATACCATAAAGATGGAATAGAACAAGACAATATAACAACACATATTAAATTAGGTGAAGGCGAATATTTTGAAGAAATGCCAACAAATGAACCAAATCAAACGAATATTGTTATGATATCAGCCAAAGCAGGAGCGGGAAAATCTTATTATTTGAAACAGTATATACAAAATTATAAAAAATTATATAAGGATAACAAAATTTATTTAATGAGTGAAAGCAATAAAGATAAATTATTAGATGATTTAGTTAAGAGAATACCATTAGACCAATTCGTTGAGAGTGAATTAGAATGGTCTGACATTCCAGATAATAGTTTATTAGCTTTTGACGATATTGACTGCTTAGAAAATACCCGAGAAAATGGTTTTTTAAAAAAAAAATTATATCACTTAATGAATAGTTCTATTCAAAACGCCAGAAAAAAAAGTGTTTCTATAGTTCAGACAGTTCATTGTGCTACTGACGGGCAAACAACTAAAATTATGTTGTTGAGTTGTTCTTCATTTGTATTTTTCTTAAATAGTGTAAGCATTCAACATAAAAACGCTTTGAGTAAAAATTTAGGTATATCAAAGGAGAACATAAAAAAAATATTATCTATGAAAGGGCGTTGGGTGTGTGTTTTCAATATGACCCCTATGGTTATTATGGGAGAACAAGAAATTTATATTTTAGGTAAAAACTAAATTTCAATAAAGTTTAATCATTATCATTTTTATAGAAAACGGGTTGGATTTTATAATATATATATATAATTTTAGAATTTGACCCGTTTTCTATAAACTCTATAAGATTACAATATCCATTTTTTCATATTATTTATTATAATTATCTAGATTATAATATATGAATGAACCATTAGGCGGAGATGAAATTACAAAAGCTTTATATGGTAAAGTAAAAGTTTTATCATACGACGAACTTTTAAAATTTGATACAATTGAAGAAGCTTTTTACCCATATAATAGGCTTGTAATACTTTATTATTGGGATTTTTCAAATAATACAAAAAACGGGCATTATGTAGCAGTTAGGAAAGATAATTTTAGAAATAAAATTTATGTGTTTGATAGTTATGGGCGTTTTATTGATGATAATTTAGCAGATATAGACCCCTATAAGAGAAAACAATATAAAGAAGATTATAAACAATTAACATATTTATTATTAAAATCACCCTATAAAATAGAATATAATGAAATTCAATTTCAACAAAATAACTCGTCAGTGTGTGGTAGATATGCCATATATTTTTTATTAAGAGATGATTTAGATTTAGAAGACTTCCAAAATCTATTTAGTAAAAAAGACTTTAAAAAAAATGATGAACTAATTTTAAAATTAACAAATTTCGTTTAATTTTTATCTATTATAATAATATATAGATAAAAATGAATTCTAACAATAAAAGCCCTTTGTATTTCAACATACAGCAATTAATAGGTTATAATCAATTAACAACAAGACCAGCAGATATTAATAAACAAACATCAGTATTAGAAATATTCAATGATGCCCCATTTTTACAAAATGCTAATAATTTTTTTATAGGAGTTCAAAGAGCTTTAATTCCAACAAGCGGAATTCCTCGTTTAATTGTGCCACTAGCCAAATATAACATAGACGGAACCATTAATACAAATCCAAATAAATTATTATATGTTGTTTCGTTAGCTTATAGAGATATAGCAGGTAATGTTATTTTTAGTATCAGTGAAAATGTTATTTTTCAACCAGAAACAAAAGGCGAACCACTACCTACAGTTATAAATGGGACACAAGATTTTATAACTAATAAAACATATTATTTTGTATATGATATTCAGACAATATTAATTTCAGTAAATCAGACCTTAATAGATATGTGGGGATTTTTTAAAGTTGGATGTGCTAATTTAGGTGTTGATACTACGTTATGGACTAATATACCCTTTTATTCTTTTGATTATACAACTAATAAATTTACATTTAATGCCGATGAACGATATTGCTTACAAGACCCAATAACAACATACCAAGCAAACGGAACACCTATATATACACAACGAGCAAGAGTTGAAGTATATACTGATACTTTATTACAAGATTTAATACAAAATAAAACTATATATTTTACAGAGGATACAAGATATACAAAATATTTAATTCTTTTACAAGTGGTTTCAAAATTAGACGGAGCATATACATTAAATAATAATATATTAACTATGACAGCGTGGAAATCATCTTTAAATATGTGGTATGCTTTAACAAAATTAGTTTTTACTATTAATTACGGAATACCTACAAAATTAGAGTATCAAAATCAAATAAGTTCCGACGGCACATTAACAGTTAATTCAGCTAACACTATAACAGCAGGTGTTAGGCCGTTAAGACCTATTTTAACAGATATACAGGTAGATATAGACCTTTTCGCATTTAATAATAATTTTGCTACATATCAAACCTCTTCTATTTCTCAAGTTAGATTAATAGATATAACAACCAACCAAGATTTAAAAGATTTTCAAATATCCGTCTCGTGGATTTCAAATTATAATATTAGTTATGATTTAATTATTCCAACAGGGCAACCATTAGATTTAAAATTAGCCTTTTTCCCAAAAACAACAACTTTAATTTAAATAGTTCTAATTATATTTATTTTATTCAAATAAATATAATTTTCTAAAAATTTTTTTATAACTATAATTATATATATTATGTCTAACATTATCCCTCAAGATTTAAGAGAAAATATTATAGAAGTGAGAGAAGGCCTATTGGATTTTACTGTTCCAGCCATTGTAGTTCAAAAACCATCTAATTTATTAGCAATTAATTTAAATCAAACAAATACATTTAGTGCCTCAGCAATTAGTGTTAAATTAGAAATTCCAAACGAGTTTAACGTAGTTCAAAAAGAAATATTATGGAAACAAAGATTTTCAGTTAAAGTAGCTGGGACATCATACACTAACGGCGTTTTAGAAGCAAATAGACCAATCTATGAATATGGATGTTTCGCCCCTCGTTCTAATGCCTTATCTAAAATTGTTAATACCGCAACTATTACATTAGGTGGTTCATCTTATTCTTTAACTTTGGGTTCAGTTGTTGATATGTTAGAAAGATATAATACCGTTGCCCCCGAAAAATACCGCTCTCAATTGTCTCCCGTTTGGTTAGACCAAACTATTAATAACGATGATTTAGCAGGAACCCCCAGAAATCCATTAGGTGGTTTTAAAGATACTGGTTGCGAAGATGGAATGGCTAGAAATACCGTTCCCTTTTCAGTTAGTAAAAATTCAGCAACTGAATTTGAATTTGAAATTGAATTAGAAGACTATTTACCAGTTGCCCCTTTAAAATCAAATATTAATTTATCTGGTGGAGGTGGTGATTATGGTTTATCTCATTTAACAAGCGTCAATTTAGATTTAACCTTTTTCGCAGGTGCTTTAGGTCAAAGGCTTTTTAGCTTTGCTCGTAATCGTGCTGGTGGAAATCTTTTAAATATTACAAATATTGATGTTCAATTATTACAACCCGAATTCCGTTATATTACAGTTTCTACAAATATGGATGCCGTGCCTAATTTGGTTTATTACCCCCTTAAAACAGTTGAAAGATTACCCCAAACTTTCAATATTCCTAATGGCGGTGTTTCAACAACCGTAAGCTCTCCAGTTATTACCGTTTCACGTATTCCTACCGCAGTTATGTTTGCTCTTAAACCTACTCAAAATTTAATGTTGTATGCTAATAGGGGGACAACTTTCGCAAATTCTCAAATTGACGGCTCCCAACGTTCCGACCATTTTACCCGAATTACTAACGTTCAGGTAAATTTTGACGGTGCTACTTTGCTTTCAAATAGTAAAGCGTGTGATATTTATAAAATGTGTGCTGAAAATGGTTTGGTTGATAATTATGCTATATTTAATGGCTTACCAGTTCCCGCTGGTTTGAATGCCGTAAATGGTGGCGGTAATTATCTGCCTAGAACTATAACCCCCTCTGGTGCTTGTGTCCGTCTTGAATTTGGGCGTAATATTTCACTTCGCCGAAATTTAGCTCCTATGGTTTCTTACAGAACACAATTTCAAATTCAAGCAAACGTTCAAAATTTTGACCCTAATTGTGAAACATTTGATTTAATGACCGTGATGTGCTACGACAATATTATGTGTGCTTGGGATACCAATCTGACGGCCATTTCGTATGCTCCTCTATCCGAAGGGGATGCCATAAACGCTCATCGTAAAAATAATATGGTTCATTCTGATTTCTTAAGAGACCCTCAATTAAATGGAACTGGTTTGTTTGATGGTGGTTTATCAAAAATTATATCACACGCTAAACACATTTTACCCCATATTAAACAATTTTATGATAGCTCAACGGGTCAAATGCTTAGAGGTAAAGTGAGAGATTATTTGAAAGGTAATGATATGGCTACTAGTGCTATGAATGCCGTTGGTTTTGGAAATAGTGGCGGTGCCCCATCAGGTGGTGCTATGGCTTCTAAGAATATGCTTAAACATTCATTACTTTAAATAAAAAATTTTTAATTAAAATTATTATATATACTTATTATATATATAATATGAGTTCTTCAATAATTGACTTTGTTAATTGTAATATTGAAAAAAATTTGGGAAATAACAAATATATAAATGATAAATTTTTTGATGTGAAAGAGATTAACAGCGAAATAATTTATCAAAATAATGTATTAGTTGCTACACAAACCGATATTAACACATTACAGCAAGAAATAGACAATATACCAGCAGGAAATCCTAATGTTTGGATAAATGGAGCAGGTGAAACAACAACAAACCAACAAATATTATTTACTGACAACTCACAAAATGGAGCTATAACAAGTGATAAATTATATTTTGATACAGAAAATAATTTTATTTATTTAAACGGTGAAGTTATGCCCGTAAGAAGTGAAATTGATGATTTAATAACCCGAATAGGTGAAACTAATTTAAGGATAGATGAAACTGATGGCACAGTAAGAAATCAATCTCATAGGATAGATGATTTAGAAACATTAACAACTAATCAAGGTAGTGATATACAATCTAATACTGACCAAATAGCAAATCTAACACCTAGAGTAAATAGTGTAGAAGCCCAATCACAAACTAACACTGACCAAATAGCAAATCTAACACCTAGAGTTAATTTTGTAGAAGCCCAATCACAAACTAACACTGACCAAATAGCAAATCTAACACCTAGAACACTAGCTTTAGAAACATTAACAGGACAACAACAAACAGACATTGGTAATTTACAAACTAATGTATCTAATAACACAACTAATATAAGCACTTTACAAGGCAATGTAAGCACTTTACAAGGCAATGTAAGCACAAATACAAATGATATAATAGAATTACAAGGAGACTTAAATAATTTATCAACTTATACTTCAAATAGTGTTTCATCATTACAAGGTCAAATTACAACAAACACCAGTAATATAACAACAAATAGCAGTAATATAACAACCTTACAAGGTCAAGTATCAACAAATAGCAGTAATATAACAACCTTACAAGGTCAAGTATCAACAAATAGCAGTAATATAACAACCTTACAAGG